AGCGCGAGGCTTTGCGACCTTTGTACGCACGCACGACAGTGTCATGTGGGACGCGGTGGCAACCCTGTAGGTTCTGGACCCACGATTCACGAAAAGTACTCAGCCGAAGTGCTCCTTTTGCTGGACGAGGTGGTTTTTCAAGACCACTCTTGCCCTGCACTAGAAACACCCGTTCCTGTAGCGCTCGTCCTAGGTTAGCTAAACTGTTATTATGAACACCGTAATCCTGCTCAAAAGCAAGAGCGCCAATGCTCATCACACTCCTATTTCTAACTTCTCTGGTAAAATCCCAATCAAGAACCTCCATCTCAGGGGTACATTCAAATTTAACACTAGTATCAAACCCCTGAGTCTTGATTAGGCACCCCTAGGCAAAGAGTGAAGCAAGGTGGGCAGCCCATCCTTGCTTGTTCTTATAACCTGACCACGCCATTTTCTTATACCTCAACTCGACAGAGTCAATCTTGGTAATTTGGCGTAAGTCCACCTGGGATGTAGTGGGAACGGAAGCCAAAGTAACAGCCTTTGGCACCATAGTGGCAATCTGTGCTTCACGAATACACATCTTCCTGCACTCCTTTGCTGCATAGAGACACATAGCCTTTTGCTGCAACATAGATCCATCAGGAATCGGAAAACTAGCACGGATTTTCGCGGCAAGCCCACGAGTGGCATTGCTGAGTTGTCCGGAGCGAACTCTCTTGCGTTGTTTTCTATATTGCTCCTTGTGATAGGACTCCTGGGTAACAATTACCTTCTTCAGCATAAGTCCGGAGAGAACGGGGTCAACAATGTTGTCCTCGTCCAGCCCATCCGATGTCTTAATTTCGAATTTACGTTGTTTCATCTGAAGATCGAGGATATCATGTTCTTTTTCCTCACTAGTCCATCTCACATCCACACTAGCTGCTGGATCATTTTCCAAACAGTATTCTAACTCCGGTTGGTCTTCCAACTCCAACAAGAAGTCGTCTGCCAGAGAGTCTAAGTCCTCGAAGTCATTACGCTCAGGGCCACAATTGCCGTCAACAGAGTTGGCGGTATGCGTGAGGTT